TGGAGAGCTTCTAATCCTGATAAAGTTAAGGTGATTAACAAAAAGAAATACGATTGGGTAAAAGCTGATCCTATTAAATATCAAAAGCAATTAGAAGCTGTTAGAAAACAAAAAGCTCAAAAAAAATATGGTTATCTAGAACAAATATATAGAGATAGAAGCAAAGAAAATCTTACAGATAATTATATTAAAAGACATTTCTTAACTCATGCGGTTAAAATATCCTATAGTGATATACCACAAGAACTTGTAGAATTAAAACGTAAAGAATTATTATTAACAAGAACAATTAAAAATCAAACAAATGGCAACTAAAACAGTAAAAACAATTACAATTACAGAAGTTATTGATGTGACACGTGAAATGGGTGATAAGGTTATGACTCAGTACAATAAAACAAATGACATCAAGTTAGGAGATTTAGCATTAAATGCTTACAAAACAGCAATACAAGCTGCTAAAACCCAATTAATCTATAAAAAACTAACAGGAACTCCAGGAGAAATAGATTTTCTAAAATAAACCAAAAACACATATATATGCCAACTTTAATGTATTCAAGCAAAGATTACACCAGAACAGAAATTTTAGTCTATAGCCCAATGGCACAAATAGACCAAGTAGTTGACACCTTTGTTGATAAACTGTTCTTAAGAGCAGCATCAAGAAGGTTATCTATTACAAACAATAGATATTTCTATGCACCATCTGATGATTACAAGGTTAACAAATCAAAATTCATCAGAGCAAGAAATGTTTAAATATTTTGCATTTTTTGTTTTTATCTCTTGGATATGGTTGCTCTATGAATTTCATAGGGCACCATTCCTAGATGAAAATGGTCATATTAAAAAGAAATAACATGGAATATACATCCAATTGTTTATTACAAGAGGCTCAAATAGAGCTTTTAAAGAATAAAATACAAGAATTACAAGATGAAAATGCTGTTTTAATGAAGCAATTACATCCTTCAGGAGAACAAGAATACATAACAACAGTAACTAAGCCATATAAAATAATTAAAAATGCATAAAAATGTGCATTATAATGCCTAAATTAATGTTTATGAAAAAAATAATGTTTATTCTATTTATATTTAGTACATTTACTACATTTGCACAATACACTGCTGTTAAAATAGAAGATGGTGTATACATTAATAAGGATTGGAAGTTTAATACACCAGTGGTAGTTAATATCCCTGTTGTATTTAACTATCCTCTTGTTATTGTAGGTGATAGTACATATAGAATAATTGATAACATGGGTGATACAACAATGCCTGCATATAAACTATATGTATCACATTGCATCACTACACAAGGATCAATAGGTGTATTAGCTATTACAGAATACAGAGATGGTGTTTATCATTTATCTATATCATATGGTGATGCAATGAGAAGATATATATTACAAGACAATATTAAGAAATGAATATACTAGTGTATGACATAATATATTTGGTAGTCTCAAGTATTTGTCTTAAATTTGCTCATTAAGATAATATCATTATGAGCAAAAATACACCTGGAGTTTACATCATTCAAAACAAAATTAATAAAAAGGTTTATATAGGTGCTTCAATAGACACATATAATAGACTATGTATGCATAAATGGAGATTAAGAGTTAACACTCATGATAATATTCATTTACAATCATCGTTTAATAAATATGGAGAAGAGAATTTTACATTTGAAGTGTTAGAAGACTGTGATAAACAATATATTTACTCTCAAGAGAATTATTGGTGCAATTTATTAAATAGCCATAATAGAAAATATGGATATAACATTGATCCAACAGCTCCTGATGGCAAATGTAATGTTTCTGATGAAACAAAAATGAGAATGTCTAATAGTGCTCCCAAAAGATCAATAGATGTATACACAATATATGGAGAATATTATCAAACATTTACTGATTTGTATAAATGTGCTCATCATTTTAATACAGTGGCTCCTAATATTCATAGAAAAATGAATATTATTATTCCTAAAAAGTTATTAATTGATTCATTATCAAGCAAATATATATTTGTAGATACAAACATTGATGTTATAGAACTTAAAACTTATTGGGATGATATATTTAAACAAATCAAAAAAAGTTTTGGAAAGTATACAGTGTATGATTGTTTTGAAAGATTTATTGGAACAGTTGATTCTAGACCTTTATGTAATTTACTAAAAGTAAAAATTAGTAGTATTACTTGTTCTATTGGAAGAAACACTTATGTAAAATCATTAAAAATAACTAAATGAATGTTGTAATAACAGATATAGAAACAATGGCTGAGTACTTTCTTTGTACTTGTTATGATCCACAATTAGATGAATGGCAAGAGTTTGAAGTCTCTAAATGGACTAACACTCTTGATGCAATGATAAAATATTTTGAGAATGATTATTATTTTGTAACATATAACGGATTAAGATTTGATGGTCAGGTTTTAGAAACTATAATTAAAGAATCTAAACAATGGTATCAATTATCTAGATTAGAAATTTGTGCAAAAATAGCTCAAATTGCAACAGATACTATTCATGATAGTAATTTTGGAGTATTTCCTAAATATAGAGAGTCAGAATTAAGTTTTAAAATTATAGATGTCTTTGAGATAAATCATTATTCAAATAAGAATCGAATGGTCTCTTTAAAGAGACTAGAGTTTGAGATGGATCTTGAGAACATTGAAGAAATGCCTATTCATCACACTAAAACAAATATGACAGAAGAAGAAATAGAGATAACTAGAAACTACTGTCGTAATGATGTTTATGCTACATATGAGTTCTATAAGGTGACTATTGGTGATTGTGAACATCCTTTATACAAGGATAATGATCAAATAGGATTGAGACTAGATATACAAGAAGAATTTGGTATACCATGTTTAAACTATTCTGATAGCAAGATTGGTGATGAGATGATTAAGAAGTTCTATTGTCAGGAGAAGAAAATATCATATACTGATTTACCAAAGAAAGGACTATTTAGAAAAGAAGTGGCTGTTAAACAATGTATAGCAGATTATGTATCATTTAAAACAAAAGAGCTACAACAATTCTTAACTAGGATTAGAAAGATGAAGCTTGGAACCAAAGATGATTTCAAGGAATCTATTAGCTTTTATAACAATGTATATTCATTTATGAAGGGTGGTCTTCACACAGAAAACAAACCTGAAATATTTGAGGCTGATGAAGATCATTTAATCATTGATTGGGATGTATCTAGTTACTATCCTGCTATTATTATTAACAATGGACGCTATCCAGGACATTTAGGAAAAGAATTCTTAAGTGGATACAAGCAAATGTTTAACAAGAGACTAGAACTCAAACCTTTAGCTAAAAAAGATAAAAGAATAAAAGGTATTGTAGGAGCTCTTAAGCTTGCTGTTAATTCTGTTTATGGTAAGTCTAGTGATATGCAAAACTGGATTTATGACAGACAACTAACCATGTTCACTACCATTACAGGTGAACTATCATTAATGATGTTAATTGAAGCATATGAATTGGAAGGAATACATATCATTTCAGCAAATACAGATGGTGTTACTATTGAGATCCATAAAGAAAAGCTGGAGAAGATGTTTGAGATTAATGAGTGGTGGCAAACGCTAACACAATATGAGTTAGAACGCACTGATTATCAGAAGATTATATTCAGCACAGTAAATGATTATATAGCAATTAAAACAGATGGAGAAATTAAAAAGAAAGGGGATTTCCTCACAGATTTTGAATTACATAAAAACAAATCTGCCAGGATTGTACCAATGGCTCTCGAACAATATTATGTTCATAATATACCTGTTGAGTCTACTATTAGGAATCATACTAACATCTATGATTATGCATTAAGACAGAAAGCTAGTAAGGATTTTCATTATGAAGGACATAGCAAAGAGAATAAGACAATATATAATAAGCTTATTCGTTATTATGTTTCTAATACAGGAGAGAAGCTATTAAAGGTGAAAAACCCTGAATGTATAACTAATGCTGTTGATATTAGCCAAGTGGAAGCTGGTGAGTGGGTGATGCATGTATGCAATTTCCTACCAAAAGACCACCCTCTTGATAATATCAACTATGAGTATTATATAGAGAAAGCTCAACGCATTATAGATAAGATACAATTAGGTGGTAAGAAAAGAAAAGTCAATATTGACAAGAACCAGCTTTCACTTTTTTAAAAAAATAAACTATGAACACAGCAGAACAAAATGCACTAAATCTAAGTTTTATATATTATGCCTGTGATGCAGCAGCTTCTTCATCTATTGGAGCATCTAATACTTGGGAAGGATTATTAGAAATAGTAGATGATTATATGGGTGCTAATGATAAACACAAACATTCAGGTAAAAGAGTTAAATATGTTCCATTTTATAGTAAATATCCCTCAGAGTTTGAAGGAACTATATATTATGAAACCCCTGAAGAACAATCTGTAAAAGTATATACAGTAGATTTTAATTATAAAACAAATAACCTATGAATGATTTCAACTTTATCCCACAAGGTTGGGAATGTCCTAAATGCAAAAGAGTTTATTCTCCTACTACAGTTATGTGTAGCTATTGTCCTCAAAATACTACATCAGTAACAACTTCAGGAACTACAGCAACATTTGTTTCAGGTACCACTTTTTCTGCTCATAATTTTGAAAAAATCAAAGGTACCTGTAAATGCAAAATATGTGGGTTAGAAAAATGGCAACATCCACTTATTTCATATACTTAACCAAAACAAATAACCTATAACAAATAACATATGAGTAAATCACAATTTATATTTGCAGCTGATATAATAATAGACAGCTGCATAGAAAGAGGGATAGAATACCAACGTTCAGATTATTATTGGGCTTATAGAATATTGTTTGAAAAGTTTGATAGTAAGTTTGATATAGAAAAATTTGATAAATACATAGAAAAAAGAACATAATGGAAAAATTAAATGAAAGACAGAAAGCTGCAGAGCTTGTATTAGACTATTTAGCTATTGTTGGTGATATGAAAGAAGCTAAAGATTGTGCTGTAAAGCTGGCAGATGAAATGCAAAAACAATTTATTAATGACAATGATAAGTTTTTAATGTGGAATCATATCGTTGTTGAAATACTATCATTCTAATAAATTTAAGATTTTATGAGTCGCATTAATCGTGAGAACATAGGTGATCATTTAGTTGATTATCAACTAGGTATGATTGGTAAATCTACTCAAGAAGCACATATGACCAAAGACTGGTTTACTAAATGGACCATGACACAGGAACAACATGATGCGTTTAAAGCATATGCTATTCCATTATTAAAAAAAGTACTTAAAATAAACAAAGGAAGAGCTGAAGCAAACTTTCAATGGTTTGATTTAGGTTTTGGATTAAGAATTAAAGATTAAAACTATGGGAGCAACACAATTTAAAGAAAGATCAATTGGTAAAACAGCATCAGAAGCATATAGAGTGGCTTGTGAACAAGCTGAAGAAGAATATGGTAGTCAAGAAGGATATAATGGTACCATCAGCACTACAAGTGGTTTCAGAGATGAGACAGAAGCATATAAGAAAAGTAAGTTTGATGATGTTTATGCTTATATACGTAATAGATTTGAAACTATGAACAAAAGAGATTGTTCAGCTATATGTATTAAAGAACCTATTGGTAATAACAATAAGATTAAAACACAAGTGGAACACATTGTTGAATCAGGTACAAAGAAATGGATACTTAAGTATTTTGTGTATTCTGGTCGTGATAGTTACATTGGTTCATATATCACTAAAGGAGAAGCTGTTATAAAAGCTAGAGCACATACAGAAAAAACAACAGAATCCACACATATAACAATGGAGAAGGTGTTAGACAAAGCTAATAAAACTGTAGCTAAAATTACATACAAGAAAGCTACTAATGAAAGAAATGGTGAATGGATATTCTTTGGTTATGCAGCTGAGTAAAACAAATAATAAAACAAATAATATGAAAACAGAAGATGTTATAGCAAAATATCCAAAGATATTTGCTGATTATGAAGGTAATCCGTTTCAATGTAATTGGTATGGTGTACCGACAGGTTGGTTACCAATTATAGATGATTTATGTGGTGCTATACAAGAGTATATAGATAAACACAGTCATTCTATTGATAACCCTGAATATGTAATAGGATCTGAATGGAATAAAGATGATGTTACCACTCATAAATTTATACAAAAACATCCTGGTCAAGTAACCTGCACACAGATGAAAGAAAAGTTTGGTGGACTCAGGTTCTATGAAAATGGTGCAGATAAAAAAGTAGATGGTATGATACACTACGCAGAATACCTAGCTGATAACACATGTCAAGATTGTGGAACCAGAGAAGATGTTGGTATGATAACCAAAGGATGGTTAAGTACAATATGTAGAACTTGTGCAATAGCTAGTGGTGATAGAGCTATGAGTGCTTGGGAATCTAATAATGCACCTAAAGAAGAAACAAAATGATATACGTATTATTAACCATTTATCTCTTGTTTATAGGTTTAATCATGTATAAAATTACACATGAACCATATGATGAGGATAAATAATAAACTAAAATTATGCCTGATATAAGTTGTTGCAAAGGACAAGATTGTCCATTGAAAGAAACATGTTATAGATTTACAGTGAAACCTGATCCATATTGGCAATCATATTTTGGAAATCCTCCTTATGATTATGAAAAGAAAGATTGTGACTATTATTGGAAAACAAAAGAAAAAGAGCATGAATAATTCAATAATTAATTATGATATTGAGCGAGAATATCTCACTGATTTCATATATTTGCTAGAGGAAGAAGCTTTAATAGATGAGAAAATACGTAAAGAATTTAACAAAAAGCCTGCAGAGATAATTGTTCTTAATAAAGATAAATTGAAGAAACAACATGAAAATAAACATAACGCTCTTCCATTTTGAACAAATACTATCATCTGGATATAGTCTTGATTTATTGTATTTCTTAAAGCTTGTAGAAGAAGGAGAAGATGTAACACAATTATGTGAGAGTGAAAAGCTCAGTGTGTTGTGTCAATCTGCAAGAAGAAAGGGATTGCTATCAGAAGCTTTTAAAATCACTATGATTGGTAAAGCAGTAATGAGTTTCTTAGATGAGGAAATTACAGCAGAAACTAAATTAGTTAAGAAGAAACCAAATGTTGAAGATTTTGAGTTATGGTGGAAAACCTATCCAGGTACTGATACATTCACACATAAGAATCAGAATTTTGTAGGTACTAGAAGTATGCGTGTAAAGAAAGATGAATGCAAGGTGAAGATTAACAGTATTCTAGCTGAAGGTGAATATACTATCAAGGAAATGATAGCAGCATTAGAATACGAAGTGTTACAAAAGAAAGAGAATTCTGTAAAGGTGAAGACTAACAAACTTACTTATATGCAGAATAGTCTAACTTATTTAAATCAAAGAAGCTTTGAACCATTCATTGAATTAGTTAAAGAGGGTAAAAAGGTTGTAGAAGAACCAATAGTTACAGGAGGCACAGATATATGACACCAAAAGAAAAAGCAGAAGAATTAATAGGAAAATTTGATGGTTATATCCATTATGCAGAATTTGCAGTAGATGAAATACTAAGTGTAATATGGCATGCGTCTGTTATACGAACCTATGATATAGAATATTGGAAAGAAGTTAAACAAGAACTAGAAAAGTTATGAGTTTTGAAATCCTTAAAAATGAAGTGCAAGCAGGGCTTGATGGACGCAATAATGGTATCCCTATGGGCTTTAATAGGCTTAATAGATATATAGGTATCAGGAAGTCCATGTACACCCTAGTTGGTGGATTAACAGGATCTGGTAAAACTAGCTTCATTGATGATGCATATGTTCTTAATCCATTTGATTGGTATATAAGCAAAGCTAATACAACAAATATTAAGCTTAGAGTTATATATCGTTCTATGGAGAGAAGTGGAACATATAAATTAGCTAAATGGATCTCTAGAAAAATCTTCATAGATGAGGGAATAATCATTCCTGTTAATAAATTATTAGGTTGGACTGAGAAAATGACCAAAGATGAGCATGATTTATTCTTAATGTATGAAGATTATGCTGCACAAATGAAAGAGGTTGTTACAATTATTAGTGGACCAGAGAACCCAGTGGGAGTTGCTAAAGAGTTGAAAGACCATGCTTTAGAGAATGGTAGGATAGAACAGTTAGATAAATACAATAAGGTTTATATTCCCAATAATGAGAATGAAATAACTATTGTTGTTATAGATCATATTGGCCTATTAAAGACTACAACAGCACAACCTAACAAAAAAGCAGCTATTGACAAAATGAGTGATGAGCTCAGGTATGCTAGAGATTTCTATGGATATAGTCCTGTAGTGGTGAGTCAGTTTAATAGAGACATTAGTAATCCTATTAGGAAGAAGAATGGAGATGTTGAACCACAGCTAGAAGATTTTGCTGATAGCTCAAGTACACAAAATGATGCTGATATTGTGCTATCACTGTTTGATCCTATGAGATATAAGGTGTTAGATCCTAGTGGATATGACCTTACAAAACTTAAAGATCATTATGGTGCTAAGTATTTTAGAAGCCTTAGATTGATTAAGAATAGCTATGGTGAAGATGATATACGCATTGGTCTAGGTTTTCTAGGTCAAATTGGTATGTTTAAAGAACTTAAAAAGCAAAGAGATATGGAGATAGAAGATTATGATTCAGTAATAGATAAAAGTTTTTTCTTAAACAAATAATATGAATATTAAAACAAATGTATATAACACCTTACCTAGTAAGAAGGATCATTGGTGGCAGATAGTGTTTCTACCAACGATTAGTATGATGAATAATATCCAGAAGAATGATCCATACACAGCAGTTAATTTTGAATGGCTATTTTGGTCATTAACTTTTATAATTTCATAACATGGATAAGCAAACATATTTAGCATATAGATCAAGAAATAATGATGCTATATTATATGAGTATTATTTAGAACATCGTGATAGTGATAAACATAAACTTTTATCAAATTCTGAGTTTCAACTATATATAAGAATGTGGGCTAATCCTTTAGCAAATCTATTTTTTGAGATTTGTTCTCGTTATGATGAGAAGTTTAATGTAATAACAATTCTTGATAAAGACGGTAAACCAATAGCTTATGGGTAATACAATAAGAGACCAGAGACAAGCAGAATTTGCTGATGTATGGTTAAAAGAGAAGTTTGGTATTCTTAATCTATGTCCAAGGTTTGGTAAAATCTTTACAACAATCAACATCCTACAAAAGCTTGATAAGCATGCTACAATATTGATTGCTTATCCAGATGTAAAAATTAAAGAATCTTGGGAACATGATTTTGTTGCTAGAAAGTATAACAATCCAAACATCACCTATACAACACACCTATCTTTACATAAATACAAGGATAAGTTGTTTGATTTGGTGATTATAGATGAGATACATTTATTGTCTGATGCACAGCTAGATGCTGCAGAAGAACTCCTGCTTGAAAACATGTATGTTCTAGGGCTTACAGGAACTCTTGCTAGAGATACAGAGCTAGAACTATTAGAGCGTCTAGAATTGCCTGTAATAGCTGAATATCCTATAGAACAGGCTATTAATGAAGGAGTTATTGTGGATTATCAAATCACAATAAAGCATGTGCCATTAGATAATAAGATAAAGATTAACTACAAGGATAAACTAAAGACAGAAAAGCAACAGTTTGATGCTTATGGTTGGGTGATTAACAAGGTTCAGGCACAAGGAAAGGACACAATGTTCTTAAGACTAGCTAGAATGAGAATCATCCAGAACAGTCTTGCTAAGTTACAAGCAACTAGAGAGCTATTACAAAAGCATGCAGATGAACGTATATTGGTTTTCTGTGGTGTAACAGCAATAGCAGACAATCTTGGTATACCATCCTATCATAGTAAATCTACTGAGAAAGATGTGTTTGCAGAGTTTGCTGAAGGAAAAGGAAATCATTTAGCTGTTGTGAAGATAGGTAACACAGGTGTTACATATAAACCACTTAACAGAGTGATTATCAACTACTTTGATAGCAATGCTGAGAATTTAGCTCAAAGGATAAACAGATGTATGGCTATGGAATATAACACTCCAGATAAGAAAGCCCATATATACATCATTTGTTCCAATGAAGAGGTGGAAATAAAGTGGCTTAAGAAAGCTCTTGAATTTTTTGATAACAGTAAAATTAAATACATATTATGAACATTGTAGAATTGCAAGAAAAACATGAAGAGTTAAGAGAAATATTAATAAAATATGGTTGTAAAGAACATGGTGATGTTATAATTGATCACATATGTTCTCTTTTCGATTATCCACAAACAACCATTTATTATAAAGAAGATTAAAATTAAATATGTATGATAATTGAATTAATAGAAGAGAAAAAAGTAGGACATGAAACTTTTTACTCAGTGGTACAAGATGGTAGATTTATATCAGGATCTTGTTATAGAGACACAGCTGAGGAACTATATGAAACAATAGTAAACCAACGGAAAAATGATGAAAAAGATACAAAAATTATTTTGAAATCTGAAGAAATTGATGTACCTTAGAAGCATAAAATAACTAAATATTTAACTATGGCAAGCAAATTGATTGGGATTGTAGGTCAAACAGGCACTGGTAAATCCACTGCTATTAAACACCTAGATCCAACAGAAACCTACATTATTAATGTAGCAAAAAAGGAACTACCGTTTAAGGGTTCTGAGAAGCTATATAACGCTGAAAACAAGAATTACAAGGAAATTGATGATGCTAATGAAATCACTCGTTTATTGAGAAACATTTCTGATAAGGCACCACACATCAAGAACATCATTATTGAAGACTCTAATTACATTATGGGATTCAGTATTGTTTCTAAAGCTACAGAGATTGGATTTACTAAATTCAGTATTATGGCTAGAGATATGGTAGATTTGTTCAGAGAAGCTCGTAGATTAAGAGATGATTTAAAAGTGTTCTATTTCTCACATCCTGAAACTATTGAAGATGGTGGAGAGATTATAGGATATAAGATTAAGACAGCAGGTAAGCTGATTGATAATCAGATTGTTCTAGAGGGATTGTTCACTGTGTGTTTGTACACATATGTTGATGAGAATAAAGATGGTTCAGCTACATATAGTCTATTAACTAATAGATATAAGAAATACCCAGCTAAGAGTCCAGATGGAATGTTCCCAGAGGTTAAAATCCCAAATAATTTACAGACAATTGTAGATTCTGTAGATGCCTATTATAAATAACAAAAACTAGAAAACAATGAGTAACATTGGAGGAGTAAAAAGAGAACAACAGCAGTTTGAAAACACAGAATTCGTAAAGAAGGTAGGACTGTTTGAAGCAAATGTAATTGCAATTAATCCTGATGCTGAAGAGTATAAGGACTTGCTAGGTATGGAACTTAAAGAAGACAGCAAGACTGTTGAGTATTTAGGAACTAGTAAAGAAGGTGGTAACAAAACCTTGCGTGTAGACTTCTGGTTAGAAGAAATCAAAAAGAAGGATAAGCTTAAGGTGACATTCTTCTTAGAGAACAAAGAGAAAGAGAACAAAGATGCTACTAAGAAACAGTATATCAACAATGTTGGTCAATGCTCTTGGGCTGATGATGTAAACAACTTACCAACATGGTTCTCTAATAGAGACTATCGTGTAGCATTTGTGGGAGAAGAAGAATTATATAACTTCTTACGCACATGGTTAGGTAATCTTGATTTAAGAAATGCTGAATCTACATTAGAATTAGATTGGAGCAAATTGATGAAGGGTAATGTTAAAGATTTGAAGAGTCAAATTGATGGAGAATGGTGCACAAGCACATTAGCTTTAGCAACAGTTAAAACTGTAGAGAAAGAAGATGGTGTTAAAGAGTATCAAGGTGTTTATAACAAAGCTTTCTTACCTGCTTATAACCTTAAGCAATTTAGATTGGTTGATTATGGCAGAACAGATGTTCTTAAAACATTACGTGCTAAGAAATCTAAAGACTTAAAACCTCATGAAAGGTTTGTAATTAATGTCACTGGTGAATATGGTTGTAGAGACTATTATACATTCAAGGATATTAAAGACTATAATACAGACGATAATCTAGTAGCTTCGGATAAAGTGATAGCTGAAGATGATGCTGACTTTTAATAATTAAAAATTATAAGAAAGCCTCATCAAACTTGGTGGGGCTTTTTTATTAAACCTGTATTATGATTAAAGGAGTGAAAAAGACTATGCTTAGCATGGATGCTATTCTTAGTAGAATATCTGAATATGATATATTTAGGTATTATATGCCCACTCATGATTGGAAGCTGAATGTTGTGACATATTCTCCATTTAGAAAAGAGAACAATCCTTCATTTGTTATTGGTAATAAGCTTGGTTATTTATCATTTATTGATTTTGCTGATACAAGCAGACGTGGTGATTGTTTCAACTTTGTACAAATACTATTCAGTCTTCGTGATAACAGTGAGGTGTTAAAGCTAATAGATAAAGATTTCAACCTAGGATTTGCTAGTGGTGTATATTCAGATGATTATAAGAAAATAGTGTCTGAATACAAGCAACCACAAGAAATAGGTAAGAGATATTCTTTAATCCAGGCTACCACCAGAAAGTTTACACAAGAAGAATTAGCGTATTGGGCTGAATATCATCAGGATATACAAGATCTTAGAGACAATAACATATATTCTATTAAAACACTCTATCTAAACAAGTCTAAGTTTCCTCTTAAAGAGAATGAATTAAGGTTTGGTTATCTGTATGGTGCAAGCTGGAAGATATATAGACCATTTGCTGATAAAAAGAGCAAATGGATGCCTAATAATGTTCCTATTACAACAATGGATGGTTTACAAGATGTAGAAGATTGTAAAATAGCATTCATTAATAAGAGTAAGAAGGATTATATGGTGATGAAGAAGATATTTCCCTGCAGTTGTGCTGTCCAGAATGAAGGTGTTGGATGTTTCTCACATGAGAATGTAGAATATTTAAAAGCTAACAGTGACCAACAGATATTGAGTTTCGATAGTGATGTTACAGGTGTACAGAATAGTCAACAGATTACAAAACTGTTTGATTTTGGCTATTGTAATGTTCCTAAAAAATATCTAACAGAAGGTATTAAAGACTGGGCTGATCTTGCAAAGATTTATGGTATGAAAACAGTTGAGCAAATATTAAAACAAAAAGGTATTTTATGACAGTAGAATTAAACTATTGGAATCCACTTAGCAGGACGAATCCACGTTCAGTAATTACAAGCCAAAAAACTATATCAGGAGAATCTGATATAGAAATATTTGAAAAGTTTTATAAAGAAAATAATAGTCTTAGATATTGTAACGGAAGTCATTACACTTTTGTTTCTCAAGAATGGGATACTAAGTATAATGAATGGTTAAAGACTCCTGACTATAAACAAAAATCATTTAACTTATACTACGGTAACGGTGTAGTAGATTAAAAAAATATATATGATAATCTATTGTCAAATTTGTGAGAGTGCTTGGATTGAAACAAGCGAGGTAATACTAGAACCAGTTTACCGATGTACCATGTGTAATGATCACTTAGAACAGTATGAACCAAATCGTAAACTGTTGGATGAGAATATCAATTATGATTTGGTGGAAGACTATGGAAGTTAAATTTAATGATTTTAAATAAATTTTAAATAAAATAATACAAAAATTATGATACAAAGAGAAAACAATTTAGATGATTTGATAGAAGCTATTCAAGATAATATAGAATGGCTATCTACAACAGAAGAAGATGGTGATGTAGAATGCATAGGTATAGAAAATTTAGAAGGAATTTTAGGTTTATTTTTTAACAAAAGAATTAAATTAACAATCGATGAGTCAGAGTAAAACAACTTACACAACAACAAAGGGTGTATTGCTTAATGCTACACTTCCTGCACAGACAAGGACATATAAGCCTGTTACACATGGTCAATTAATAGACCTAACATTAAATGGTATTGAGAAAGCTGGTTTCAAATTAGATAAGGAAACATATTCAGCTGCTATTGATGGACAAATTGCTAATGGTAAATTTAGTATTAGTAATGTTGCTGATAGTGAAATGCAATTAGAGATTGGCTGGCAGAACAGCTATAATAAAACGCTTACATTAAAGTTTGCTATTGGTACACGTATATTCATTTGTCAAAATGGTTGTGTATCAGGAGATTATGGAGCTTTTAAGAAAAAGCATCAAGGAGGAATTCAAGAATTTACACCACAGGCTATTACAGATTATATAAAGCAAGCAGGTGATTCTTTCCAATTGATGCAAACACAGAGACAAGATATGAAGCAAATAGAACTTACACGTAGAACTAAGGCTGAATTGATTGGTAGAATGATGATTGAAGAACAATTCATCACATCTACACAATTGAACATCATCACTAGAGAGTTAAAAGCTCCTACGTATAACTATGGTGCTCCAGATAGTCTTTGGGAACTATATCAATTTACAACACAATCAATGAGAGAGGTACATCCTACATTATGGATGGACAGTCACATTGATGCTCATAAGTTCTTCACTGATTACACAATGGTACCCACTGGTACACTTGCACCAATACCAGAAGTGAACTTTGAAGAATTAATGCATAGTCAAATTTCATTATTTTAATATGACTTGGGAAAAATTTAAAGACTTCTTTCACCCATCTTGGCATGTGAAGATGCAACCGTTTATTGAGAGCAAAGAATGTGATGAAATCTATAAATTCCTAAAAAAAGAGAGTGGGAGGGGCAAGACTATTGTTCCTCTCTCCTCTAATGTTTATAGATGTTTTAAAGAAACTTCATTAGATGATTTAAAAGTGGTGATGTTAGGCATGTGCCCCTATCACACATTAAAGAATGGTGAACCCATTGCTGATGGTTTATTAATGGGCTGCTCTAATACAAACTATCTACAACCTTCTCTTCAACAGTTTTATGATGCTATTGAAAGAGAAATGCATGGAGGATTGAACTTAAAAGCATATAAATTCCCTGATGTAAGTTATTTAGCTAAACAGGGTGTATTAATGCTTAACGCTGCTCTCACTACAGAGATTAATAAAGCAGGTAGTCATATGGCATTATGGGAACCATTTACCAAATATGTGTTTGAAGAGATATTAGCTGTTACAGGTGTACCTATTATATATCTAGGTAAGGAAGCAGCTAAATATGAAAAATATGCTTCACCATTCTCTTGGTCATTTCCTATAAGTCATCCAGCTAGTGCTGCATATAAACAAGATGAGTGGAAAACAGAAGGTGTGTTCACAAAGGTGAACAAGATATTAAAAGACAATAACAATTTTAAAATCAATTGGATGCTAGAAGATGCTCCATTTTAAAACAAGTTTATGAAAATAGTAAAAGTTGAAGAATTAGAAAAAGGTGATGAGATACTGATTGGTTCAGGATCAAAATTTAAATACTTACGAGTGTTAACTGAACCAAAAGTTAGCAGTAAGAAACATTGGGGTGATCCAACTAGAGTGTTATACAAATCTGTAAAATGTTCTACAGCAGAAGAAACTTATAAAGTGGTTTATCGTAGTAATGCATATGATCGTAAGCGTTGGGTACTTAGAGCAGAAGATCATAATAGGATTATCTATCAAAATTTAAATGACAATGATATATTATTAATTAAAAAAACATCATTATGAGAAATTTACAAGTTTGGGTAAACAATGATTCTAATCATCCAGATCATTTAGAACATGATTACAACGTAACAACAAATGGTTTTAACAATGAGATTGAATTATATTATTCAACATCAAGTGGATGGGCTGATCCAGATTCACTTATAGGATCATTGTCAGACCATGGTAATGGTATTGAGATAGTCTTATCAGGAAGAAAGAAGATGTTAAAATTAGACTATGCACAAGCACAAGAGCTATTAGTATTATTAACTATGATTCAAGATGCTAAAATAGAAATAAGAGAATCTACAACAATTAAAACTATAGACTAATGTACACAGTAAGAAATGGAGAAGATTTACAAAGAGGTGATTTAATTGCTGTTGCTGGTGAACGTCAGATTGAAATTGGTATATACTTTGGGAGAGGAACAGGAGGCACAGTTCAATATTATAATATAAGTTCAGCTCCTGGTTTTGAATATAGACATAATGAAAGAACAAAAAGCTTAGGTGCAGAAAAAGTAGGACCTTTCAAACTTAACCATATATGGAAAAGTTATGTTAACAGTCCATCTGCATGGAGATTTATGAAATTATATAAGAACAACATAACAAATATAGAAGACTTAACACAAATAGAAGAATCAAAGAGAATATTAGAACAATTTGGAATCACAGTAAATTATTAAAACATGATCTTAGAAAAACAAACAGAAGCACACATTTTACAAGAAGGAAATTCCCAAGACACAATTGGGATGTCACTAGACTTAGATTCTGCACAAGTTTTGATGCAGATGTTAAGTAAGAATTTATATTCTGATGCAATAGGATCTACTATTCGTGAGTGTGCAAGTAATGCATTGGATAGTCATAGAAGATCTGGATGTGATAAACCTATCATTGTTTCTTTTAAGAGAAACATAAAAGCAGACACCTATGAGTTTGCTGTTGAGGATTTTGGTATTGGTCTTGATGCTGATGATGTAAAGAACATTATTAGCAAATATGGTAAATCTACTAAGCGTAATAGTAATACAGAGCTTGGTATGATGGGCTTAGGTTTTAAAGCACCTTTGGCTTATAGTTCTAGCTTCTATTTCGTATGTAGAAAGGATGGTATGGAACGTAAGTATATGATGTATGAGGGAGAAGATACAAATAGTATTGACCTTTTGTATGAAGCAAAGACACATGAGTGTAATGGTGTAAAAGTGATTGTTCCTGTAGAATATTATGACAGACATTCATTCACTAAAAAGATCAAAGAGCAATTAGCTTATTTTGAGAGTGTATATTTTGATGTAGACCAATCTATTGGTTATGCTGTTCCTAATGATTTTGTTATCCATAGAGCTGAACATTTTCAATTCTCTGGATTAGCACAGAATGATTATATGCATTTATGCTTAGACAATGTTAGCTATCCTATTGATTGGGAAAAGCTTGGTATTGATAGAATAGATATTCCTGTAGCATTGAGATTTACATTGAGTGATGGTTTATTTCCTACACCAAATAGAGAGGCTATCAGATATACACAAGAGGCTAAGAAAACAATATTAGCTAAAATAGCTAAGGTGGCAGATATATTCATGGAGAAATTCAATGAATCTATTTCTGTAAAAGCTGATGCAAAATCTGTTTTAGAATTCTATGGTAGTAGAAAAAGAAGTGTTGATAGTTTCTTTAATAGTGGTAAAGATAGAGTGGATATCAAGGAGCTTATGAAATATGCAACTATTCCTATGATACAACCTAAACTAGAAGGAATTGACTTATTAAACCTAGAAAGACTTGCTACCACCACTAAAGATTATACATTAGGTGAATATAAACTTAAGTTTAAATTTAATAGTGGAAGATTTACAACTGTTAAGAACTATTATTATGACTGTATTAGAACAGAAGATCTTACAAGCTATAATGCAGGAAATGTTTATTTGTTTTCTGATAAGCTTACTAAAGGTAAGCAAGACTATCTAAGAACTCAAATAGCAAGTGATAATAAAAATCACTGGTTTTGTAAGAAAGAAACTTTCAAATTAGGTAAAGCTAGTAAGACTGATTACAAAACTTACTATTCTATTTTAGATCTTGGTCTTTATCCAAAAGCTCAATGGAGACAAGTGATTAAGGAATTTAAGCTTATTGTAAGCATGATTGCTAAAGATTTCATTGATTTAGATGCTATTGATATTCCACAAACATGGATAGATCAACAAAAGGCTAAAAGAATGAAGGTGCTATCTTCTACCACCACCGCTAGTGGTCAAAGGAAGGTGAGACTTAAAGGTGAGTTCTCTGGTAAATTAGGTTCAAGGTTAGAAAAGTCTGTAAATGACCAAAATTGTAAGTTTGTTCCTACAACATTTAAATTAGAAGAAGCTCATAAACTAAAGAAGTTGCATGTATATGCTAAAGAAGAAGACAAAAAGAAGATGGATTGTCTCTGGTCTGCTTTTAATGAGCAAGCTAATTTAGTTCTTGTTGCAGAAAATACATTTAAAAACTTAAAGGAGGCAGATTTACATAACTGGATAACTATGGAAAAATTTATGGAAGGTAAGAACAGACCATTTAGAACAATGGCTACAG